TGAAGATGGATCCAAACAGTAGAAGAGTGGAACAGAAACCGCAAATAGGTTTTCAGTCTTCCGAGTTGGAGGTATCTGAACAAGAAAGACGTCCAAAGGCAGATTATTCAAAACTTAATGAAGTTGACTTTGGATCATCAAGTGAAGCACAAGAGTTCAAGAGAGCAATCATAGATCAGAATAAGCGTGAGGTAGAAGGACATAGCGCACAGTTTGCACGAATGACTCAAGATGAACCGCAATATGAAACATATGACAATGTATACATCGAAACTGTACAAGGACCATTCTCAGAGCTCCCTTATGCTTCTACCTATACTAAATACTTTATGAGGCAGTATCGTCCTGATCCTAGGATCAATACGAATATTAGCGTAACTCTTAGTGTTAACGTAGCACAGGAAGGAACAAGTCATTTCAGTTGCCCACAACCTGCTGCATCAACTAGACTTGGATCAACTTTTAGTTTCCTTGGTGGACCGTCTGGTCCAGGATGTCAAAACTGGTCAGCATCAGGCAATATGATTATGGATAATGATTTAACTTCCGCAACTAGAACTTTGAGTAGAGCAACTGCAGCGTACGGAAATCCTTATGTAGTAACCTAATGGCTCAACTAGCATGTGCACTCTTTACAGGAACGTGTAGCGGACACGGTAAGGGTAATGGTGTGACATGGCAACCTGGACCTGGCGGAGGATTTGTTAGTCCGTGTCCTCATGCATCATTACAAGAGACGATTGTTAATAAGAGAGTGCCATTTGTTGATAACTTTGCAACATGGTTACCGCATCCACAAACTCCTAGAGATCCTCAGAGTGGCGGTAATGATCCGTTCAATAGAAATGTCATAGTCAATAACTTAGTACCTATTATAGATCAAGATGATTTAATCACTCATCCTACCAAAACTATCTTCACTACAATATCAATAGGGTTCAAATGCTTAACTGTTAGATCTACTCCTGCGTGGCATTGTACCACTGGTGTAGGTGGGAATGGTCGTGAACCTTCAGTTGGACATAATAGAAGATTATTTGCAACAACTAAGACGGTTTTTATCAATAATAGGAGAGCAGGACGATTTTCAGACCCATATGGCAATAATACAGTCCCATTTGACTGTCTAAGTGTAGTTTCTGGATCAAGTCCTAACGTTTTTATCGGAAGTTGAATAAATAAAAACAGGATCGGAGTAATTATGGTTGTAAAAGTAGACAAAAGTGAAGAATTTGTCAAATCAGGCAAAGTCTTGATAAGTGAGTATCCTGCCAAAAAGGAAAAAGACGTAAAACCACTTAGCAAATGGCGTTAAAGGATATTGACGGAAAAAGTTTTAAGCGTTCTCGAACTTTCAAGGACGTTAACATTGCTTTGCCAAGAAATCCGTTCACAAAAGATATCTACGGTGTGAATAATGACAATGCTATCAAGCAATCCATTAAAAATATCGTCTTGACCGTTCCTGGTGAAAAACCATTTCAACCAGAAGTAGGTTCAAGAGTAAATGAGCTCTTATTTGAACCACTAGACCCATTTGTTGTCGATGCCCTTAGGGACGAGATAATAAATACCATCAAACAACATGAACCTAGGGTAGACCTGCAAAAAGTTGATGTTCAACCGATTTACACTCAGAACAGAGTTAATATTTCTGTTCAGTACAAAATAGTTGGATTACCTATAGTTGAAGATATCACATTCGTCTTACAGAGACCTGAGTAATGCAACCAAATAACCTAACAGCACTAGACTTTGAAGATGTCAAAGCAAGTATCAAATCATATCTAAGAACTCGAAGCGAGTTTACGGATTATGACTTTGATGGATCAGCATTGTCTTACATGATAGACATGCTTGCCTATAATACATATTATTCTGCGTTCAATGCGAACATGTCATTGAATGAAGCATTTTTACCGTCTTCTACTGTTAGAGATAACGTTGTTAATATTGCAAAGTTAATGAACTACACTCCAAGGAGTGTAATTTCTGCTAGAGCATCATTAAAACTCGATGTACAGACAGTTCAGACTAATGGAGTGTATCCTAGCACTGTTACTTTGAGAAAAGGTGCAAGTTGCACTGGTGGTAACTATGTTTGGAACGTTTTAAGAGATACAACTGTAGAAGTTAGTCCTACAACAGGTATTGGAACCTTTGCAGACCTTTGTGTGTATGAAGGATCACTAGTAACCTTCCAATATGTTGTAAATACATTTGCGAGACAAGAATATACAATCCCTTCTGCTGAAGCAGACATCAATACACTTAATGTTAGTGTAAAAGCAACAGAAACAGCAACTGCATCAGATATTTACAATAGAGTAGATACTGTTACTACTTTAACTGCAGCAACAAGAGCATATTTCCTTTCAGAGGGTGAAGATATGCGTTTCCAAGTTAAATTTGGTGATGACAGTGTTGGAAGAGCATTAAAAGATGGAGAAGTCGTAGTTTTAGAATATTTGGTCACTTCTGGTAAGGCAGCAAACGAAGTTAAGACATTTAACTTCATTGGAAGCATCACTGACTCTCAAAGTGTGACATATGCTGCTCAAGCAACCACTTTATCAGTAAATCACCGTGCACAACTTGGTAGTGATGCAGAAAGCATCGAATCAATCAAATATAATGCACCAAGATACTATTCTTCACAATATAGAGCTGTAACAGCACAAGACTATGCTTTGATCACTCAAAGAATCTATAATAATGCAGATTCTGTTGTTGCATACGGTGGAGACAGTCTAAATCCTCCGATTTACGGAAAAGTGTTTATTGCGATCAAAACAAAGACAGGATCCCTTCTAAATGACGCTACAAAGAAGGAAATAGCAGCAGACCTTAGGAAATATGCCATGGCATCGATTGACCCTGTTGTAGTCGATCCTGATAACGTATACATCTATACAAAACCATTTGTTCTATACGATACTGGTGCAGGATCCTCATCATCTCAAATTAAGACGAATGTACAGAATGCAATCAACCAGTGGGCAAGTCAAACTCAAATAAACAACTTCAACTCAACATTTAGAGGACAAGCATACGAAAAAGCAATCACACTTGCTGATTCTGCTATTTCTGACGTTTCTGTTCAAACAACCATTCTAAAATACATCAATCCTAATAGTAATCAGACTAATACCTATTGTATTAGCACTGGAGGAGAGTTATACAACTCTGCACCTAGTCAAGACGGTAATGCAGCATCTGGTTGTACAAAAGAACCAGTTATCTTGTCTGGTACATTTAGAACTGCAGATAGACCAGGAATCGATCAACAGTTTGAAGATGATGGTTACGGAAACATAAAAACATTCTATAACACAGGTAATAAGAAAGTATATACTAATAACACCGCAGGTACAGTAAATTATATGACAGGTGAAGTTTGTTTCGGTCCTATTAACATTATTAGCACAGGATCTAATGTTCCTTCGGCAAGTGCGATAAATGTCGTTGATAGTGTAACTGGTGCAGGAAGTGTTACGGATGCAACACTCCTTCCAGGCAATTTACAGATTCCTGTTGTTATGATTCCTGCTAACAGTAGCACAATACCTGCTTCTACACCTGGAACGATAATCAACATTATTAGTCCCGAAGTAACAGTATCACCTATTGGTACTACACCACCTCCTACTATCCCTCTAAATAGTTTGACACCAACAACGTTTGACAGTACACCGTCCGTAGTGGAAGTTGCACCTATTGATAATAGTGGTGGTCTAAACACATCAGTCTGCTTCTCATAACTGTAAATGAACATTAATAAGGTTTCTCAGTCGATTGTTTCACAATCACCCGATTTCATTGGGTCTGAATACCCCCTGTTTAATAAATTTCTTGAATACTACTATCAATCACAAGAAAAGACTGGTTTAGGGCAAAATATACTTAATAACTTCCTTCAGTATCTTGATATTGATAAATTAGATATTGGAATACTAGATGGTAAGACAAAACTCGTAGAAGGTATAACTGCAACATCAGATACGATTGTAGTAGAGACTATAGATCCTTTCTTGGAAAAGAATGGTTCTATTCTCATAGGCGATGAAGTAATATTTTACGAAGATATAAAAAGTGCACCAAATATTTCACTTGCACCAGGAATAGGATATGAGCAAGTAAAACTTAAGTGGACAACTCTAGCAAACTTTATAAACTCATTTGACGGAAACACTACACAGTTCCCGTTGACATCTCAGGATAGTCCCGTAGCTCCTCCTACTGCACAACACTTGATTGTGTCACTATACGGTCAGATTTTAATACCAAATACAGATTACACGGTATCTGGAAATAATATTGTATTTACTACCGCACCTAGGACAAAGTTACCTGCGGATGGTGCGGAATCAACATATATCTACTATCTTAGTGGTTTTGTTGAAAATCCAATCTACGCAATAGACAATATATCAGGTGCTTTTGGTGATGGTAAGAAACAGTTTACTCTAACTCGTAGTGGTGTATCTTATGAACCTCAGAACGAAGAGTATTTAAACGTAATCTATGATAATAGACTACTAGTACCTAAAGTAGACTACTTCATAGATAAGAATCAGTTTATATTCAAAGTAGCACCTCTAAATGGGCGTTTCTTATCAATACATTCTATAGAAGCACCAATACCTTCATTTGGTACTGGTGCAAAAGGATATGCTCGTATTAGTGATACTGGAACTCTAACAAGTATATCATCTAATGCTATTGGTTCTGGATATAGATTTGAATATCCTCCTCAAGTTAGTATCAACTCACCAACAGGATCAGGAGCTGCTGCAACTGCTCTTGTTAATGGTTTAAAGAGTATTTCACTATTGACTGGAGGAAAAGGTTATAGTACAACTAACCCTCCTGTAGTACAAGTACAATCACCAACTAAAACAGGATCCTCTCAAGCAACAATCACTGCAACAGTTACTAATGGTGAAGTTAGTGCACTTAATATTACTAACTCTGGTTCTGGATATACATTTACACCTAGAATCACTTTTGTACAACCAGGCGGTGCAAAACTAGGTACTCCTGTAATCACTAATGGTCAAGTTACTTCTATACCCGTTACTGACGGTGGATTTGGATATACGACTGCACCCACAGTTTATATTGACGAACCAACAGGAACTACACCAATCAAAGCAGCATTAAGAGCAAACTTAACTAGCGAAGGTAAGGTTGGTAGTATAACAGTATTAAATGCGGGACAAGGTTATGCAACTACACCTAGAGTCGCTATAATCGATCCTGTAGGTGCACAGATACTAGAAACAGTTGTTGATGGAGATGGGCGTGTTATAAGAATAGATTTACTTAATGGTGGTAGTGGATTTGATGATGTTCCTTCAGT